CAACTTGTCAAGTTTGTAGGTATTATTGACATAAAATCTGAATAAGCACCTAACTTTTTATCTCCGTATTCGTTATGATACTTAATAATTATATCTACAACATCTAAAAAATTATTGTATTTAGTTTCTGTTGCTACTTCTTTCATGCTTTCGCAAACTGTTATTATATAAGTATCTAAAATGTTTTCGTGTTCTCTATTGATACCTATTGCTTTTATCATTCGCCAAATTTAATGATAATTTTATTCTATTCCTTTTTCTTTTTTCAACTTATTAACAAGTTCTTTGTAATAACTAATTTTTTCTTCGTAATCACTACGGCTAACTTTTGTAATTTGTCTTGCAAGAAATTCTAATTCTTGTGCAGTACCTTCGCCAAACTTATTGTCTAATCTAATACCGAACTTAAATTGTTCACCTGAGCCACTAAACATATTACATTTTACACATTGTACTTGGCAATTAGTTTCGTCCCATCTTGTTGCATGATGTCTTCTGCTTTGAAAATGTCCGCACTGCATTTTCTTATAGTGTGCAACTTTTCCACAAGTCCAACATTGACAAGCACCTTCTTTTGTTGCAAACCTTAACCTAATAAACAAACTAAACCATTTGTCTAATTCTTTTTTAAGTTTAGATATTGGCTTTTTCATTTATTTTCTTTCTATAAACTTTTGTGTATGTACTATCTGCAATTTCCCAAGAATTTATTTTTTCTTTGCTTAACCAACAATACTTTGCTTTTGTTCTGCTTATTATTTGAATAAACATATAATGAGTTATTTTCTTATTAGGATTGTTTTGTGCAGAATAATTAACTCGTAAATATTCTGCTGATTTTTTTACACCTTTTACATCTATTAGATACTTTTCTCCTATACCATACAATATAATATCTGCTTCAACTATTGGGTTTTCTTCTACTAATGGTGCAACTTCTATTTCGTTGTCTCCATTGTCTAAGTGATGTCTTGCTATTAATTCCGCTAAAATACCAAGCATAGATATTTTGTGTTCCCTTTCACCTCTGAATTTTTCTGTACCCTTTTTGTAAATATGTTTTGAGTGCATTGTTCTTAGTGTTGCCAACTCGTCTGCTAATTGAACAAAGCATTTAGGGTATTTCAATTCTTTCCAAATCATTCTAAATCGTCATCTACAAACTTAGTACAAAATATTGCTTCTAATATACAGGCAACAATAACTAATAACCATACGATTGTTAATATTTTCATTTCAATAAGTTTTTAGGATAGTATTCTAATTCGTTAGGGTTTTGATTAAGTGTTTCTACTTGATATATTGCTTCATTAATTCGTTCTTTGTGCTGAAAGCACCATCTGTAAAAAGTAGTTATGTTAAGATATTGTTGTTCTTTTGAATATCTTACGCCTAATCTAAAAGCCATTTGCACCTGCTCTAAATTCATTCGCTTGATCCGTTTGTCTATTTGTAAATCTTCAAAGAATATTTTAGCAAGTGCAGCCATTGTTTTGCCGTCTGTATTGTAACCTAACTCTATTGAAGTTTTGGCTATCAAATCGTATATGTCTTCTACTTTCATAATAATTCTTTTCCTTTAATGTATTCATTAATCTGACTATCTATTTTAGAGTGTCCTTTGTTCCATTTCTTTTGATTTCTTTGCCACCTTTTGAGCCGTAAAGATATATCAAATGTCGGTTGCTTTTGCCACCTCATTTTGTTTTTACCTTCACACCAATATTCTATAAATTCTATTTTAAGTTCTTTTGAGTAATCTAAATCCATTACTTCTGAAATAAACTTTTCTCTTATAGATATATTATTATTTGATTTTATTTCTTTATTCTTATTAATAGTTCGCGTTTTTTTAACATCTTGTTCTAAACTATTTTTTTGATTAGCATTAAAGTAACTTAACAACTTGATTTCGTTTATCTTAAAATATTGTTTTGCAGGTATACCTTTTCTTTTAGTTTCTAAAATACCTAACGACTTCAAGTTTTTAATGGCTTTTCTTTGCTTGTGTGCAGTTAAAGTTGTGTCGGCTTCTATATTATTTGCAGTATTAAAAAACCAACCTTCATTTAACTGCTTGTTGTCTATAAAATATTGTTCTTTTGAAATTAAGTCAGCCAATAGGACTGTTTCGTTCAATCCTATTTGTTTGGCTAACTCTTTATTTACTACTAAAAATGCAGTACTGCTTAATAAGTTTTTCATAATAAATTTACTTCTAATGAATGATTGTAATCTGTCAAAGCAAATCTAATATTTTTAAGCATATTAGAAAATTGTCTGTAAGAAGTTTTTAATGAACAACCTACTTTTCCTGACTTCACAAGTATTTCAACTTGTTCTGGCTTATCTTCTTTTGCAAAATCTAACAAATGCCTTTTCAAAGTTTTACTATCATCAAATGTAGTTTTAGCACCATTTATTTCGTTGTAAGCAGTGTAAACTTTATTAAACATTTCTCTATATTCTCTCCAAGATGCGTAGTTTGCACCATGTTTATGTTCGTAGTGATATATTAAACTCCTATCTCTATTAAGTACATCTGCAATAACTCTTTGATGTATAAAAGAAAGTCGTCCAATATTTGCTGCAACTAATCTTGGTATCTGTAATTCAAGTTTTCTTGACTTAAAAGCCAAAGAACCTCTGCGAATCCCTACTAACTGAGTAGTAAGGTCGCAAATATCTATAAACTTTTCTTTGTCTGTTATATTAGAAAGGTAAGTCATCTTTTTGTTTTTTAGGTTCGTTATTAGTTTCTTTTCCATTTACCCAATCAACAAATACTTGTGCTATTTCACAAACCTTTTCTGGCGAAGGACTATGGTCTTTGCTATAATCAACTGCGGCTTTTAAGCAACTTTGTTTAATTATTGATTGTTGTACATTGTCATCCTTTTTGTAACTAATTTGCCCGTTACTTTGTGGCGGTGCGTAGTAAGGTTTTACTTTTGGAAATTTGCCATCAACAAATTCGTAGTTGGCTTCTTCACCTGCTACAAATTTAGTTTGATTTTCGGTTTTACTGCTGTACTCACCACAATCGCCATTCTCAAATTCTACTTCAAATTTGTACATCATTCCGTAGTTACCTTCCCAAGTACCATTTCCTGTTACTCTTTTTACTTTGCTTGTTTTCATAATTTAATTATTTAAGTGTTGCCTACTCTGTTTTAGGTTTTCGGCTTCGCCTATTTCTTGTATGTATTTAACTGCTTGTTCTGTCATATAATTTTTATCTAACCATTCTAACAATTCAATAGTGTCAAATACTATTGTAATGTCTTTTCCGTTTTCATCTTTTCCTGCTAAATATACTTCATTTCTATGACATTGAAAAGTATTTATATCGTGTAAGTTCTTGTATTTCATTTGCTTAGTTTTTTGTATAAAAGTATTAAAAAAATTGTAGTTGCTATTATTGTTTCCATATTAAAAATCTCGTATAATAAAACCTTCTGTTCCAACAGATATTACTTTTGTATAATCTTTAATTTCATCAATAGTAGGGTATTTTTCTTTGTCATAACTTTCGTGAAATTCTGCTATATCATCATATTCGGTATATTCAATACACAAAGCAATAGGGTCAAACTCTATGCTTTCGCCTGTGCTATCCTCATATTCTTCAAAGTAATCAAATAATGCCCTTAATCCTACCCTGCTAAAATTGTCTGGTCTGTTTTGTTCAAACCAATTTCTAAATTCGTAAAAGTGTATTGTTGTTTTCATAATTATTTAGTTTTAGTTAATAAATTTTCCTATTGATTTTTTTATACTTTCATAGTAAACATTATCTCTATTTTTGTTGTATCTACAAATCCACTTTTTGTATCTACTACTCCAATAGTAAGTATATATTTTTCTTTCAAGTTGATTGTTTGTTATCCTTGTTTTCATAATTATTTAGTTTTAGTTATTATCTTACTTCTGCATAAGTTGTATTTGTTTTAATTATGCTAACAAATATTTTTTTATCATCTTTTGTTTTTCTTTTCATTGTTTTAGTATTAGTTAATTTCTATTCCTGTATGCTCTTTGCAATCTGAACATAAATCAGTACCTTCTATAATCTTTGCACCGCAACATTCTGATTGTTTAGAACAATCGCAACTTTCTTTGTAATCTTTGCAATCATCACAAACAACGCAAGAATAACAAAGCATATCGCCTTCGTATAGTTCTAGTTCATTACCACATTCTTTACAACATTCTTGTTCTGTTGTGTTTTCTCGTGGGTCATTACAACCTTGATAAGTTGCATTTAACCAATTTGCGTAATTCATTTGCTTAATTGTTTTTGTGTTCTTACTAAGTCAATCATTAATTGTCTTACTTCTTTTGCAGATTGATAATGTCCGTCTGCTTCATTTGCCCATAACTGTTCTGAATTGTTAAGATTATCTTTTGCATAGTCATTATACTTAACTGATAAGTTTTCGTGATATGTTGCTAATGTATTTAGTTTATTAATTACCATATCTGCATTAAAAGTATCAATACCTTTGTAACTTGCTCGTAAATCTACATTGTTTGAAATTGCTTTACTTTCATTGCCTAATTTTTCTACTTCGGCTTGTAGTCCTTTTTGTAAAGTTGATTGTACTTCTTTTAAGTTTGTTAAATCCATTTTGTTTTAGTTTTTTAGTTAATAATTGAGCAACAAAAATAAAAACTTTTTTTTAATTAACAAAATTTTTAACTACTTTTTTAACTTTTTTTTTATTTATATTAAAACGCATATAAAGTATACATCCTTAAAATAAGGGTATTACACTAAAAATAAAAGAAAGTTCGTTAGAAGTCCTTATACTGCGAAATAAAGCACTATTAGTATAAGAAGAAAGTAAAATATAGTAAGTTTAGTAGAAGTTGATAATTTCATAATCTCATAAGTAAATTAATAGGCACTTTACCATTTAATACAACACCACAAGCAATAGCAGGTTTTTTTCCTCGTTTTGCATACGCCATAGCATAACTATCGTGATTAATTCCGCAGCCTACCTGCATACCAAATATACGAAAGTTTTGCCCTACATAGTGTTCAATATAACATTGTGTATGGAGATGACCCTGTACAGTATTCATCATATCAGCACGACACTTAGTTCTTGCAGTTCCTGCTTCTCCATGAATGTATTGTACTCCGTCTATTTCTAATCTATCTACAAATTCCCAATTAGGTACTTCTAATACATCTTTGTAGGACTTAATCCATTTAGAAGGTATTGCAGAAGTTTGTCCTTTGCGGAAAATCATTCTGTCGTGATTTCCGATAATAACAGTAGCGTCAGGAAATGCTTTATACCACCTGCTTATTCTTTTAATAGCAAGTTCAAGTTCATCAGCACCACCCATTCCGTCAGCATCTGTTTCGTGATAACTTGAATAGTGGTTATCTATAATATCACCAATAAAAACAACATCAGTACAACCCCAATAGATATATTGTTGTTTGCACCAATCTAAGTATTCATCTAAGCAAAAAGGTTCGTGAAGGTCGCCAATAACCAAGACATTACGCTTAGCCATTCGCATACCTTCAATAACCTTAATTTCGTTAGGTTTTAACCTGTATCTATTATTTCTTTGTGTCGGCAATTCCTTGTCCTAAGATTAAAGCAACAATAGAGTAAAGAATGTTTTGCGTTTGTGCAGCGTCAAGCCCAAATGTATCACTAAGAAGTTGTACAAGCACACCTGCTACGGCATACCAAAATTTCTTTGACTTAATCATTTGTCCAATTAAAAATTGTTTTAACATAATATTTATTTTTGATTAATAAGCAAATTTATTGATTAGTATAGCCAAATAACGCTTTTAACCTT